TTTCCATCATCATAGAAACACGCATTCTTTTTACCAGCAACCCTTTTATAAGTTTTAGTGGCACCCGGACACTCTCCATCTGTGTTGACTAAGATGCGTTTCCATATTCTTCTTGGAATCTCTGTAACTTTTACAGACCTTAGATTATTTTCCCATAAATCACCTTTGGGACTTCTAAATACTCTGGGATCACCCCTGTAGTTAGTTTTATAATACCCTAAAATTTCATGATCCTCACAACCAGATATTCTATATGATGAACTATTACACCCATGCCCACCAAGAACTGGGGTACCATCGGCTGATTTATTTGAACATGTATTCGTGTAATTGCCAGTCAAACCCCGCCAACACGATCCGTCACCATCCCAAGTCCAGTGGTCACATAATGCATATTTACACGCTTTTGCTGGGGGTTCTTCATTGTAAAATTTAATTATTTCATCATATGTAGGGGTACATTTTTCTTTATCGGGAAAGTCTGGACACATATCCTTACACGCCTTTTTCCATTCGTCACTCAGGTCACCCTCGGGCTTGTCAATGTAGTTCTTACATTCTAGAGCACTATTACTTGCTCCCATGATGTTTCTTAGCTTTACCTCAGAAAATATATATAGGTTCCTGAGGGAGAGTTAAGTTATTTATCTACGGAAACGGTAGCACATCCAACATCACCCCAAAATCCCATTGTGGTATCTAATACTTACATACATTTTATATCTTGAAAACCCGTCTCTTAGTACCGGTAGTTGAAAGTAGCGTGATAACAATTGAGATAATTAATACAACACTAAAAATTGAAGCAAAAGTGCCACCAACTCCTATTTGCTTGGAGCGGTCATACTTTACTTCTTGAAAAGAAAGAGGTATAAACTCACCAACGCCAAGTGGTAATTTTGACCTAATTTTTTCATCTAATACATACTGCAAAGAACCTTCCATAAATACAACTTCTTTTGGTTGTCCTGAATCTCCCCCACCTGAACCCCCAATATTACAAACAGCTTCAATACTAGATTCCGAAATGTTTGTGGCATCAATATCTTGTTTGCAAATTTGTATGGGTGCATCACAACCCTGGTTTGCATTTGGTACTATGTACTTATTTCCTTTGCAAACACCACCAAAACACGCCGCCCGTCCTTCCCATGCAGTTTTAAATTCCTCAGGTGTTGCTTCTATAAGAGAATCAAAATATATAGCTTTATCCATACAACCAGAAGCACTGTTATTTGTTTCGCATACATTCTTTATTATATTATAGCACGAACACCATTCATCTGCCTGTCCAGTGCTAGTTTTGCAATAATTTTCTGCAATACTGTCGTAATTATTACCTAAATATGTACGATTACATGTACCCGAAGTTTTAATTCTATCCCCAACTGAACAATATTGTTTTGCTATAACTCCCGCCGCATCTCTTTCTAAACATGTACCACCTCCGGGATTTTTTAATAGATTTTCTACAACTGAACAAAAATTATTTCGTTTGTTTTCAATATCACTGCACAACATTGAAGTACAATCCGATCTATAACCATCACAATTATACCCTCTCATAGCAGTTTCTCCGGTTCCTGATTTGTAACTTGAACACGGTGGCGGTGGAGGTGGTGGCGGTGATCCTCCTCCTCCTCCCATGATATATATCTAATACCTACCGAGATTTTAATTAATTGCCGTGGTGCGGTATTTAATTAAAATGTTTGCTAAGTGTTTTTGATCATAAACTTACAAAGTATTCAAAAGTTGCAAAAGTTCTTCCTTTTTAGCTTCAGTCGCCAACTCCAAAATCTTTTCAAGTTTGGTATCGTCGGTGGTAAGCTTCTTGGACATTCCATAAACAATAAATGGATTTGGATCATCAGAGTTTTCAACGTAGAGAACAACATCACTCTTTTGTCCTTCCAACTTTTCAACTCTCCTGGCTCTCATAATATTCCAACCCAAAACGAGAAGAACTGCAACAACCAAAATAATTTGGTTGAGTTTCATCTTCCTGAGATTCAATTTCATTTATAATATCATAACATTTTTTTTTCTCAGCCCACATTAATATAACATCATGGGAGGAGGTGGATCCCAAACGATCAATCAAAATTTCAACATGTCTGCCATCAACAAAAGTATTTTTGAGTCAATCACAGAAAACAAGGCGTCGGCGGTCGCCTCGGGTGCGGTTGTTCAAAACTTGCGTGTGGTGATGAGAAATGTGAGAGGATGCTCATCAAACTTTAATCAAAAAGTTGAATCCACGGTGACATCATCTTCGGAATTACTAGCTGAAAATGAAACTGAAATTAAAAACGCCATCACAAATGAAATGCAAGCTGGGGTTCAAGCTCAAATTGAAAAGGCTACAGAAATGGGTAACCTACAATTTGGTGATAAACAAAATGTCAATCAATCAGTGACATTAGAAATTCAAAACATTGTTGAGAATACAATCAAGACCGTCAATGAAAATGAATCCGTCGCCGAAAGCGTTGTTGTTCAAGGTGGCGATCTCATCATTGATGGGTATGATTGCCGTGAAGGTGGTGATATCAATTGGACTCAGGATGTCCACGCACAAGTGATTGCCGAAGCTGTGACAACGGCGCTTACCGGTGCTATTGCTTCAAGTGAAGTGATGAATGAGTTGAGTGCCGCGGCTGGTGCAGACCTTAAGTCTGAAAATAAGGGTCTCTCCGACCTCGTCGGAACTTTCTTCGAAGGTCTCACCGGTCCAGCGAAGTATGCCATCATCGCCTCCGTTGTGTGCTGCTGCCTTCTCGTTCTTGTGATGATTGTTCTCGGTCTCTCCCCAGCCGGTCAATCGGCCACAAAGAACTTGGGTGCCGCGGGTGCTTCTCGCCTCGGTGGTGCGCGCCGATTCTAAGTTAAAGATATAAAGATCCTTTAAATTAATGATTCTGAGTATTGATGTCGGTATTCGGAATTTAGCCATGTGCTTGCTCAATGAAACAAATAACCTTGTGGAGGAATGGGATGTCTCTGGTGTCCCACCCGAACACAAAGATGGTATCTATGTCTCATTGAGAAAACACTTAGATGAGAGGCCTTGGGTCCTCACCGCCCAAACAATCCTCATTGAAAAGCAACCAGATCGCAACAAGAAGATGATCTCTGTAATGCACTTCCTCCACGCATACTTTATCATTAAGTGTCCCCAAGCCGAGACAATTCTCTATGATGCGCGTCACAAGATCCCGGATGTCGCGGGACCCGGGAAGTCACAGTATCTCAAAAGAAAGAAGGTTGCAATTGAGAGATGTGAAGAGTTCATTCGCTCGGGGCCCACAAATGCTCACTGGTTGGATACCTTCCTCAAATCTAAAAAGAAAGATGACTTGGCCGATACCGTTATGCAAGCTCTCAGTTTTGTCAACCGAGTGGAAGTCAAGGCTGCCACCAAGAAACCCAAGAAGTCTACAAAGTTGGTAGCTCGCAAACCCAATGATAATCAAAAGAGAACAAAATATTCAAAGTCAAACTTAGCTTGGATTTATCTCAATAAACCTGAGTGTGAAGTTCTCGAGAATAACAAGAGGTTTATGAAGGATCTCAAAAGGTACTATAGGGACATCGACGACTTGATTAAAGATATATGACCTAAGTTACAAAGATCGCACGATATATGAAAAAAAGCATGGAAATAAATCAGCTACTAATTAAACACTTACAAACTGTATTTCCATGGGACAATTTCTCAAATGACTCAAACACCCAGAGTGACGAACGGAATTACATTAAAATTGTGTCAGATGTCATTCGAAAAATGGGAGGTAAAATTGGATCTTTTGCGCCATCTCAGCAGTCAAAGGATATTCGAAACGTTATATTTCCAAATGTACCTCATCCAATGACTTACGAGTGTAAGAAAAGTAAAGGAGTCTTCATACTGAACGATACTATACCCACTGCAGATGATGACTACTATTATATTTTCATAAATACGAAAAATAGGATAATATCTATCAAGCATAGTAGTGAATTAGTTGGACAAGAGAAAGATCCGGGTGATTGTATTCTCAAAGAACGATTAAAGACGCTATATGAAGATACAATGAAACAGATAGAAAAAGCCGTAAATGATGGTCATATTTCATATCACGAATATGGACAGTTGTTTAAGAGAACAGTGTCATTTCCAAATGGCCTCAAGTCAAGACCACGTCCAAACTGGTCTATTAAAATTTAAGACTTCTTACGATATCTTCAACCAGTTTTGGTGGGATTGAGTTACCAATTTGTACAATTTGTTCTTTTAAATTCCCCACGAGTTTGTAGTCCGCAGGGAATCCCTGTATTTGTTGTAATTCGCATACAGTAAAAGGTCTCAGATAATAATCATCACCCGTTTTTAAAGCAACATATAATCTCGGTTGATGATCATATGTACATATGATAGTTTTACTTGGCTTCGTGATATCAACAATTTCACAATGAATCGGTGATATTCTCTTACCGAACGAGAACTGATACTCACTCACATGCTTATCCTTCCATATGACACCCCGCACCTTCTCTTGTGAGATGAGATATGGATGAACTTTTCCAATTGGCTCACCTTCTCCTACTAATATACTCTCTTCACTCACACCGGCTTCATGTATAAGTTCTTTTGGAACTTGTAGAGCCCCTTCCATATCAAACCTGAGAATATCCTTTAATCCCACTTCATTGTTAGATGGTTCTGGAAATTCAAATGTAAAATCTGCGTCGCGAGAACCCACAATAAAAAGACGCTCCCTCTTTTGTGGAACGCCGTGTTCGTGCGCCTTCAAAACTTTATAATGACATGTGTATCCAACATCATTAAACGCCTTTACAATAATATCAATGAAGTTTTCACCGTTGGATGTCTTACGAGTTAAGAGACCTTTCACATTTTCACCGATTATGTATTTAGGTTTAATTATACTCGCGGCTCTTACAAATTGGAGGTACAATTGACCTCTCATGTCATCTGGATTTTTCTTACCAGCATTTGAGAAACTCTGACACGGAAATCCACCAAATATTATATCAATTTTACCAGATAATTTTTCAAAATCTTCGTCTGTTATTTTATTTATATCACCACCAATCAATTTTGAATTCTTAAAATTTAGTTCATGTGTTTCCTGAAATTTAGTTTTCAATTCGGAATATGCCACTACATCAATACCAGCGTTTGTCATACCAAGTGTATCTCCACCGCACCCAGAGAAAAGGGATAGGGCTGTTGGTGTATACATGTTAAAATTACAACCCACCTTTTTAAACTCATTTAAGGAAGCGGGGGGAACTAAGAATTAGAACACTATGCAAAAAGATGTCTTGGACCAAGGATTTGTACGATTGGTTGATCACATGCCGCAACAAGATTTGGACACCTCAATCGTCCAAGCTGCCAGAGTATCATA